ACCTTGAGTACCTTGAGGGCCTACTGTACCTACTGGGCCTTGACCACCTGCTGGACCTTGAGCACCTTGAGTACCTTGAGGGCCTACTGTACCTACTGGACCTTGTGTACCTGTAGGACCTTGTGTACCTGTAGGACCTTGTGTACCTGTGGAACCTTGATCACCCGACCATTGCGAAGCGCTCCAACTAGTATCTACTTCCCAGCTTCCTGTACTATTTGGCTGTCTTAAAACTGCTACTGCTCTCCAAACGACATTGCTGCCTGTGGGTGTTGAAGGGTTGACAGTCCAGGAACCTGCCGCAGCGGCATTACCAGAAGATGCACTAAACCCTTGTTGATTTGTAGGCAGTGGGCTAGGTAAATTTACTGAATTCTGATAAAGAAATACTTCTTTAAACGAATCTCCGTATACTTCTCCCGAAGCATCAATAGTAGCATAAGTCTCTGCAAGTACTAATCCTGCAGAAGTTTTATAAACTCTAGCAATAATAGTATCATTTGCATAATCTATTCTAATATTTGGAGGAAAAGCTTGTACGTTTGAATAAGCTCCAAAAGGGTTAGATACATATAAAACAGTATCACTAACAACTGAAGAAACTCTGTAACCAGAAGCAGAACCTAATTTTATAATGTCTCCTTCTGCAAAATCTGTTAAGAAAGAAGTTCCGGAGCCCGTAACTTTTGAAGAGTTGACAGGTTTACTAACTGTGCCCGATATGGCAGAACCATACTTATCTGTCCCATTTCCAGTTCCTATGTCATACCACTGAGAAGCAGATAATGCGGATCTATTATATTTTACTAATTTGAGTCTGTCAGTAGAGTCACTAGCATCTAATAAAATATAAGCATGCTCTGATATAAACTCTCCTCCTGCTGCCCTATCTGCCTCTGTCCATGTTATAACTGGCAAAGTTGCACAAGACTGAGACCAAGCAGTTGCAGTTTGATTAGTGTTTGTAATTTTTGCACCTGAAGCACTAGGACCTGTAATTTCATAATCATACTGTTTAAAAGCAAAATTATTAGAAGAGTCTAGATGTAGCCCTACAGTTGAAATAGCGGTGAAAGGAACCCCTTCTGGCATTCTAGGTATATTCTCTTTATACTTATCACTAACAGTTATCGAAGCCCTAGTAGCTTCCGATAAATTGTTAAGAACATTTATAGTCCTTACAGCGACATTATATTTTCCATCTGGTATGCCTTGTATCTTCCAAGTTGTTTGTTCGGCATCTGATATACGATAAGGGTTTTCTATTTCTGGAAAATCGTGTGTAATTTCAAATCCAAATAAGTGTTCGTATACTCCTTCAACATCTCCAACATTTGTAGGAGCTGTCCAAGAGATACGCAGTTCCTCTCCTACTTTCTCTGGCCTCATCAAACTAGTAGAAAATACATCTATAGGAGCAGGAATAAAACTATCTGCAGTTACTGTAGGGTATATGGTATCTGCTACAAAAGTAGTAAAATCTTCATCCACTGCCGCAAATTTTTCGTCATAATGTTCGACTGCTGAAAAAGATATCTCTTTTTTAGAACTTTCTTGAATAGCTAAAATTTTATATGCCTTATAGGAGCTAGTCGTCTCAAGACCTTCGGCAATTTCCTTCAGTACCCAAATACTATCAGCAGCAGGTATAGAGGAAAAAGCGCTGGATACTGTTAAAGTAGAAACAAGACCTGCAGAAGTATTTACTGGCTTAGTTTCTACTTTAGTATTATCTGCCCATGTAAGAACTAAAGCCTCTGTTGCTCCATTTGATGCTCTAGCATTTGCCGCTTTTTCTTCAGTATCAATATCTTGTAAACTAGAGTTACCGGCTAGATAGGCTTGTGTTATAACTTCGCCTGCTTTATAGTCAACTCCTGCAATAGTAACATCACTAGTAGCAAAAGCAGCAGGTTCTACAAAAATTACAGAAAGTTCATAGGTACTTCCACTATTTAAAGTTGTTGCATTATCCAAAGGAATAGATGTAGTACTACGGGTAGTACCACTATTAGATACACGCCCTCCTATTCGTACAGCAGACCTATCTGCGTCTTGTACATTAATTATATCACCAGGCACTAAAAAGGAAGAGTTTAAAGAACTCTTAAAGCTAACAACTTCTCGTTGGTTTGCAGCAGTCCACAATTTCCAACGACCATATCTAAGAGCTTGCCCCTCCGAAGTGGCTCCCATAGCTATTGCACTTTGTGTTATAAGTTTTCCTGTTTCTGCGATATTTAGCTTATCTTCTACTATTAAAGGCTCTGCTTTGTAGTTAGCATTTGGGTTTATCCATGTAACAATAACTTGATTTACGCGTGTTTTACTTCCTGTACTTTCATAGGTAAACTGACCATCTATAACGTTAGCTTTAGTAAAATTATAAACAGGCCCACTAGGGGCGTCTAATACAGGAGATACTTGTCCATCGAAAAAATATATCATAGATCTAAAGACAGTTGCTATATCTTTTATAACTTTATAGGCGTCTGCCTGTTTAGTAAAATAAAGATTAGCCGTAAACCTAGGCTCCATCCCACCCTTACCATCAGGAACTTGTTCATCACAATACCTTGCAATTCTATATAAAGAATACTTATCAATATCTTGTGCTTCTAAAAAATCACCCAAGCCATATCTATTATTAGTTAAAACATCATAAAAGACCCATGCAGGATTATTAGTATAAGCTTGTTCTGTTGCAAAAGCACCATCCCAGTCTTGGTAAGAACTCTCTATAGCACCTGTGGAAGTATTGCGATTATAACTTGCTATATCATTACTGGCTTGGTCTCTTGTTACATAATTTGAAGGTATGGATACTTTAATACCTTTTACGTGAAAAGAACGAGTTGGAACACTTTGAAACTGTTTAGTATCAAAAGTAGTTTTAGCCATAGCTGAGTAAGGGTGTGTTAATACTTCTTTAATTATAGCGGTAGTAGTAGACAAAGAAGCTGCTGCTGACATTTGCCAATCACTTGAAACAACTCCTACAGAAGAATATCCATCTCCTGTATGATTACTTGTTCTAGACACTCTTACTCTAAAATCGGTAAAAGGCCTATATCTGCCTAGTTGTATAGGCTTTATAAAACTAACTCCATTTTTAGTCATAGCGGAGTTTACAAAAGGGTCCTGTAAACTAATATAACTACCAAAGCTACTTTCTCCGGGCTTTTTTAAAGCTAGCTCAACTTTATATGTTGCATAAGTTGTCCGATCTTGTCCTCCGCTGTCTACAGCATAAAGACCTCCATTGTACGAAATAGTAAAAGAAACTTCATCCACTTCTTGTATTTGTGCTGCGGATAAATTAAAACCTGCCGCAGAACTTCCTACTAAAACTTTAGGAGCCTGTGATCCTCCGTACCCTGTGCTTAGCTCTAAAGCTCCTCCGGAGCTTGGAGAATTCGCTATAGAAGTAGCACCTACTCCTCCTGTACCTGTAAAAGGTTCTTGATTTAAGGTACCTACACGGAACTGGGATGTAACACTTTTATACTTTTTAACACTTGTTTGACTCATAATATCTGAGTTCAATACAATTGCCCCTGTTACATCAAAGGCAAAAGCTTGATAAGAACCTGTAGTAGAATAAGGCCAAGTAGCTGCTAAGGTTATAGTAGTTCCTGAAATACTAGAAATTTTTACAATTCTATCTACGGACACAAAATAAATCCCGTTCGGAACTATTAGACCTGAAGGCATTGTGGCTCCCGGCATAAATTCCGCAACGGACTGGCTAGACCTACTTAAAAGAGTTCCCTCCATTGCTACTTGCCCTGCACTGGAAGTGTTGGTAAGTTTTAAATTAACAGGTACCGTAGTAGAAATATCTGCTGAAGGCTCTGACAGCATACTGTCAGTAAAGAAATAAGCATTATTATTAGTTGTAAGAGTTGCGGTTGTATTACCGTTTATATCGCTTGTAGAGCCATTACTAGCAGTTGCATATATTGTATGAACTCCGCGTACAATTAAGTATTTATCTCCAGTTGTTGATTCAATAATAGGTGTAGTACTAGAGTTAACTATTGTTGCAGTTGCTGAGCCATAAGAAAGCTGCACTAGAGCGCCTGTTTGACTGTAAGGATTTCCGGCTTGATTCAAAGGTGCGGCTCTATCATCATTAAGATATACAGAAGCCTGAGCATCTACCAAACCATGAATAGGCCCTTCTGAAATAAGGTCTGTTACAGAGATTATCTGTTTATCACCTCTATCATACTGTTGTATTAAGTTTAAGCCTGCTGGGTTTAAGTGGCTTTGATCATGGGGCATCTAACTCTCCTTTAAGCTACATCTGAAAAATTCAGGTCTACGCCGTGGACACCACCATTGGAATCCACATAGATATTATCAATATTTTGAGCAGTACTGCTTCCTTGCACCACTTCTATTGAAATGGGTCTACCAGGCACCCTTAACTCTCCATAGAGAATAGGAATCGGATCCCCCTCTTTAGCGTTACTAGCTCCTCCTGAAAAAAGGTAATTGGAAGTTCCATCATTTTGGTCTACGGCAGGATCGGGGGCCATGATTTGTTGTATGCCCATAAGAGCTAAATTAGCTGCTAATAACACAGCCATTTGTCCGTATATATTAATACCAGCGGCAAAGCTAGTGGTTGCGGCTGCAGTGGAGCCTTCAGCAACTACAGCAAATAACTGCGGATTTGTAACAACTAAAACAACTATGACAATCGCTGCAAGAATTTTTGCAATACCACTCTTGGCTCCCGCAGGTGCGATACTTAAAGTTATATCTCCTTTAGCTACAGGAATAATTAAATCATCAGTACCAATACTGCCCTCCTCTGTATCTAAGATAAACCCAATATCATCTTCATGACATTGCCTAATGTAGGTTAAAAAATCAGGTCTATTTGCTTGTATGCATTTAAATATCTCAGAGTAATCATCTGTATTAACTACAAATTTTCTTCCGAACCTTTCTCCTAATTCACCTTCTAAATACACATTACGCCTCATAACGATAAACTCCGCTTATATGCTGTTTCCAAAAAGGGTATAAATTTTCCCTACAGGATATTCTGTTTTCTGCATGATGAAAAAATACATCATCTCCTAAATAAACTCCACAATGATTTCCAACAGACGCATTAATTTTAAAAATAATAACATCATTAGGCTTCATATTGCCTTCGACAGGAGCGTATCCATAGTTTTTTATAATTTCATCTGTAAAATAATCTAAACTCTTGTGCCACCAATCATCTTCAAAAGCCGCTCTAGAGGGAATGTTTATATTTTGAGAAGATAAGTAGTCTCTCATTGCTTCAAAACAGTCATTCACTCCAAACTCATAGTCTCTTCCATATAAAGATTTTTCTGTTCTTTCAGGTTGTACCACATTTAAGTCCATATCAGGATAACTAAATATATAGTAAGGAATTCCCATCGCATTACAATACTTAGTGTCAGTTTCACTTGCGTCTGAAGACCCATCGGGATGGCTATGTACTATACCTACTATATCTCCTCTACGACTTGCTGCTATATACTGCTTTGAATCTATTACAAAGCTGTTTTCATCCTCTGAAACATTATCGCAAGCTACCCACTCTTTTTTGCCTTTAATAGCTACTAATACTCCGCAACCTTCTTTTGGATACCACTTCTGAAAATGATCCCGTATTAATTCTATGTTCATTTTAAAATTTATTTGTCCCTGGGAAAGATCCGAAAGGCAGTCTAGCACTTCTATTAGTTCTGCCTGAAGGATTTTGATTTGCTGACGTTTGAACTGCCGGTATTGCTCCATACCTTGCTTTACAAGATTGTAAAGTTTTTCCGCATACCTCTTCTCGAACCCAATGTCCCGTACCAAAAGCAGGAGTATTATTTTGATTAGAGCTATGAGTAGACTTCCAAATAGTATTCAAGTGTCTGACTAAGTCTCCTTCATTATAGGATGCTGAAGAATTCCAATATACCCAAGTAAAAACTTGCTTCCAATATCCAGAAGTTTCTGAAGGAGTATTCCCTGTTCCTGCAATAATACATAACCATTTTTTATTTGAATGAGAAACATAGCTTTCGGTAGTATAAGCTGTACTTGCTGAATAGATAGAAAAAGTAGTCGAATTTATCACTAGAGGTCTATCATCGAAATCGAAGAAGGCAGTGTGTGAAAAAACATCTCCATTAGAGTCTTTATAGTTATAAGTACTATTTTTGCTCCAGGTGCATCCGCCTCCTTTACCGTTATCATGTCCTTGGTACTGCCAACTGCAATACTTACCTACCACCACCCTTCTAGGTAGTTTAATGCCTTCCAAGTCAAAAGGAGTTGCCATTTCAAAGGTAACACTTACACTACCTTCTTGACTAATTCTATCTATAATATATTCTTGAGTTCTAAATTCTATTGGAGGACTTGCATCTCCAGATTCCCCGTGTAAGTATTTTTCAAGTGTTTGCCTACGAACTAGTCTTTGCCCTATTAAATCGTCATTTTTAAAATTACCTAATTGTGAACTAAAAAGACTTCCTACATTTGCTACTGTTAGGGAGGGTCTTGCGGGAGCTCCATCAGAATTTAGGTCCAAACCATCTACCATCATAGGCATAGGAGCGTACTCTCTGATTGTATGATCTGTTTGATTTGCAGTGCCGCTACCGCTACCGACCCCTGTAGCTACAAAGGAAGTACCGGCATTATTATTAGTAGCTCCGATTGAAGTAAATCCTGTTCCTGAAACAATAGTATATGTTTGTCCTACTATAAAACTACCGGCGGTTATAGGATTGGTTGGAGCTTTTTTATCCCTAAATTTTATCTCGTCCAGAGATTCATCAAGACCCGGATGAAAGTATAAAATAGTTCCATCAGGTAAAGTCAGTTCAAATAAATCTACTAAGCCTGAGCTAACTTCTTGAGACTGTGCGTCGGTTGCTATTAAATTGCTCATGCTTCATACACTCTTTTTAATGATAGTGAAAGACTATAAAAATTTTCATAGTCATAGGTTACTGAATAACTTGTTGATACTACTTTTACATCTTTTTCTCCGGTTCGAGTAGTATTATTTGTATCGGGCATTGTAAATAAAAATTTAGATACATTTTTTTGAGTATCTAAAAATAGTACTATATCGTCTATATCTGCTTTGGGGCGGGTTTTAAAAGATAAAGAGTAAGTTTCATCAATACTATTAATACCATTTGCTATTCTCTGTTCATACCCATCTCCGAATTTAGCTGTTAATACTCTTGGCGCAGATGACTTAGACATAGATTTATCAGGAGTCGCTACAAGGGTTCCGTTTGTTTGTTTAATTCCTATTGTCATTAGGCTGCTCCATATGGATTCAATATTCCGCCTGAGCGTTTCTGATTTTGTAGCTCTGCTTGTACTGCTTGTGCTATTGCTCCACCTAACTTATCCATATCAGGGCCAGAACTATCTGTCTTAGAAGTTTGTCCGTCAGTAGAAACATTAACAACTATATTATTATTAGTAGCTCCACTATCCTTCATTTCTACTGGGATAGATTTTCCATTGGGTAGAGGTACTACAGCTTCTGTTCCATGAAGAACTGCGGGATACCCTGAAGTAGAGCCTCTAGCTACTCCACCTGTTGCGTATCCCGATACTTTTTCACCATTTGAAAAAATTCCTCCGTTTCTACCTGCGGGGGCGCTTATACCTAAAAAGTTACCAAATCCGGTTCCTCCAAAGGCGCTTTGTAACATGTTAAATACCATCATTTTAATAATCATTCTGGCTATATCAGCAATAATAGCCTTAGCCATATCAGCAAAAGCTTGTTTAGCAGATTTTGTTCCATCTACTAAAGATTGGAAGGCTCCTTGTAAATTAGACTCTAAACTAGTTCCTATCCCTTTTCCTAACTGCTTTATTTGGTTTGCGTTCTCTTCTGCTTGAGTAAGCTGTACAGCATTAAGCTCTACCATTCTTTCTAACTGCTCTATTTTTGCTTTATTTGCTGCTTCTTCTGTCTCGTTCATTTCCGCTACAGAAAGTGCTCGTGCTGTGTCTAAATCGTTGTTGGCCTTCTTTAAGGTATTTACTGCTACTAGGGCTGCAATATCTAATGCTTCCTGTTGCGCAAAGCTTCCACTAAGCCTGCCTTTGCGAGCGCTTCTTTGATCTAATCCAGATTTTTCATCTTTTATAGTATCTGCCTGCTTTTTTAGTTCTACTAGTTTATTTTTAAAAGCATCAAGACCTCCAGATTTTGCGAAAGCATCGTCCAATATTTTAGCAGCATCTGTAGTAATGTTTAGAGTTTCTGCTGTTGTTTCTGCAGCATTTTTAGTATTCGTAAGTTTTTCCGTCAGTGATATTGCTCCATCTAAC